GAATTGAGGAATTGCTAACCACGACCTTCACCCTCACCACCGAAAACGGACGCGTCCTAATCAACGGACTGCAATACCGAGAACTGCCACCCGATACCCAACGAGAATTCAACGAGGTAATGGCTCTCGTGCATCCAAACGAATACAACGTCATAGACAACCACGTTACGGCTCTTGAAACGCGGCTACGTGAATCACGTGGGCTAACCAAATACCAAAAAGAAAAACTGGATGCCAACGCTACGGAAAAGGAAAGAATCAAAGCAATCGTTTCTTTAATAAACACGATAGAAGAAGAATTGTCCACATTCGGCACAATCAGATCCGACCTTCGTCTAAGGCTTGCGGAACTTAAAAGCGAACTTAATAAATTGGTGGGGTTATGATACAAATATCTGTTTTAAAAACGGGAATTGCTAACGTAGTTTCAGATTCCCATAGATACCAAACGGATAAAGGTATAATATCAATGCTTCATCCGTGCAGGGCAACCTTTAATTCTTACGAAATTTATTGTGTGGAAGGCAGCCTGTTTGAAGACATTGAAAGATATGAAACATTGGAACAAGCGGAACAAAGAATTGAGGAATTGCTAACCACGACCTTCACCCTCACCACCGAAAACGGACGCGTCCTAATCAACGGACTGCAATACCGAGAACTGCCACCCGATACCCAACGAGAATTCAACGAGGTAATCGGTAAAATAAAGGTCAGTATGGTTGCGAATCCCGTTTGGAATTAGTAAATTTACATAATCAGTTGACGTGGTACTCAACTTGACACCTTATCGCCTCTTTTAGTAGATTCCGCACGTACCACTTAGCGGATTTGAAAGAAGGGGCTTCTTAATTTAAATACTTTTCTTATGAGTACACTTCCAAAGATACAGGATGTTTACGGCGACAAAGTTAGCATCAGAAAAAACGACGTTTTTACAACACTGATGAACCAACCGCCTAAGCCTGTTTGGGTAAAAGTTCACCCTTTCGTTAAAAACTACAAATATATTCCGATTGAGCGAATCGAATATTTGCTTAAGACAATATTCAAAAAATATAGAATCGAAATATTACGAGAGGGGACTTCCTTCAATGGCGTTTATGTAGTCGTTCGCGTTCATTATTTACATCCGATAACTAACGAAATGGATTGGCACGATGGAATCGGCGCTTGTCAATTACAAACAAAGTCTGGAGCAAGCGCGGCAGATTTGGCTAATATCAATAATGGTGCTTTGTCTATGGCTTTCCCAATAGCTAAGACCGTCGCGATTAAAGACGCTTGCGACCACTTTGGTAAATTGTTCGGTGCTGATTTGAACCGAAAAGACGAAATCGTTTATGACCTGGATCTAACATTGATTGAATTAAATCCTGAACACCCGAACTGGGAGAAAGCTAAAGCGGCAATAAAGGATAAATCCGCAACAATCGAACAAATAAAGTCAAAGTATCAGGTTTCAATAGAAAACGAAAAATTACTTACAGATGAAACAGTTTAAGATTCGCGCGAGTTCGGCAGGAACTATGCTCACCAATCCAAGATCAAAAACCGAAACGATCGCGGTTACCGTGAAAACCTTTTTGCAGGATTGGTTAAAAGAGCAGATTTACGGTTTCAGAAAAGAAATTAAATCGAAATATTTTACCAAAGGGTTAAAACTTGAAGACACGGCAATCGACAAAACAATTGAGTGGTTAGATATTCCGTTCACTATTAAAAACGAAACGCATTTCGAGGATGAATATTTTACAGGAACGCCCGACTTAATCGTTGATGGAATAGTTTACGATACGAAATGTAGTTGGGACGCGTTTACCTTTCCTTTATTCGACGAAACAATCCCTACAATGGATTATTTTTATCAGTTGCAGGTGTATATGCACTTGACGGAAAATAGGTCGGCAAAGTTGGTTTACGTACTACTAAATACCCCTGACGAATTGACCTACGAGGAAAAGCACAACTACGACGAGTTGGATAAAAAATATCGAATCAAAACGTACGAGGTCGAATACGACGAGAAAATAATTACTGAATTGCAATCGCGGTGTGTTGCCGCAAGACAATATATTTCAACCCTTAAATATTAAAACAATGTCACAAAAAACACTTTCGGGAAGCATTGCCCTAACAAAAATGCAGTCGGCAATAATCACGACCAAAAAAGGCGCAAAAGCTATCCTTTTACCTATTGACGCGAATTATTTTACCGAAAAGGACGGGGCAGTTTATTTGAACGTAAATGTAATTGTTCGCGACGAGCAAGACGCATACGGACAGAACGGATTCATTTCTCAAAAGCTGGATTCGGCTAAATATAAAGAACTTGGAAAAGAAAAAGCCAATGAAATTAAGTTGCCTATTTTAGGTAACATCAAAGACTTTGGAAACAGCGGCAACGATTCGGCAGGAACTACACACGTTGCCGTTCCGATCGATCCGCAAGATTCAGACGACCTCCCGTTCTAAATGGAAAACCCACTAAACAAAACGCGCTATCAGTCATTGGTGGCGCGTTTTTTAAACTTAAATATATATGGAAGATGAAGATTGGGTAAACGTAGAAAAGATAGCCAGAAAGCTAAATATTATAAATCAAACTGTTCACAATAAAGCCAAAAGAATGGGAATAAGACCGACACGAATAGGCACTCAATGGTTCTATACTGAAATACAGGCTCGCGCTTTGTTGACAATGCGAATTCAAAAAGAAAGAGGAATAAAAGAATTCAATACAGGCGTGGTTCAAATGTGGTTCAATGAAACAAAGAACGTTAAAATAATTGCGGAAAAATTTGGCATCAAACCCGACGCCGTGCTAAAACACATCGACCTTTATTTTAAAGCATTGAACGCAAAAAAAGAACCTGACCGCTTTATCATATTGGAATCCTCAATGAACGAGGATTAATCACAACTCCTGCGCCTATACTCATCATAAAGATTTTGCGCACAAGCGGCAGATCCGCCGCAGTTTTGTATCGCCTCGGCATATTGCCTGTCTAACGCTTCCTGATCGCATTCAGGGGTACATGCATTGAGTAGTAACAGTACGGGAATAAGTAGGTATTTTTTCATTTTTAATTCAGTTTAGATGACGCAAGTTAGTTAATATTTTGTATATTTGTTGAATACCATATAGTGATTCAGTGCAGGATTTACTATATTTGCTAACTCAAAAGAATTTTAACTTCTACCGAAAGGGCTGCACTCCCCGTAGGTAGAAGTTTTTTTATTTTATATTAGCTTTGGAAATACAAACAGACAAACTAAAAAAATTCCACGACCATTTTTCTTTGGTAACCGTGGGCGGCAAAAAAGTTCCAAACTTCAAATGGAAAGACTGCCAAACAAAAAGACAGGATTGGACTAAATTTTTATGGCAGTGGAACTATAAAGGCGGTAAATTTAAAATCGATGATCCGACTGATGAAATACCAGCTACTGAAAATTTTGGTATCGTAACTGGTTTCGAACATCTTGAATGTTTAGACATTGACCTTAAAGTTTTCAGCACCGCGCAGGAACAGCGCGAATTTTGGGATGAATTTATCGGACACCTCGAAGATAACATTCTCGATTTCCAAGAAAAGTTTGTCGTTTACAAAACAAAGAACGCAGGATATCACATCCTCTACAGGACTAAACGAGTTGAGGGCAATTTAAAAATTGCAAAACTTAAAGGACACAAGGAAGCGGTTATTGAAACCCGTGGTATTGGCGGTTACGTGTTCGTATATCCTGAAAATAAAGTTTACAAAAAATCGTATTTCGACATTGACTATGTTTCTGATGCAGATCGGGATGTGATTATGAGTTTTTCCCGTATGTACAATTACATCGAGGAAGCTCCAATTGAGCCTAAAAAAGAGAAAACAGAATTTAAAGGCGGTGAAATATCACCGTGGCAAGACTATAACGAACGTACTGATATTTTTGACATTATTGGAGAAGATTTTTCAATACCAGCAAGAGGTGTAAAGACAAAGTTTACGTTAATTAAACGTCACGGTTCAGATGCGGCTCATTCGGGATATGTATTTAAGGATTCTGGCTGTATGTATCTTTTTAGTACAGGCACAATTTACGACCATGAAAAGTTAATAACTCCATTCATCGCCTACGCGACGAAGTTACATAACAAGGATTTTTCAAAAGCTGCTTCCGAACTTTACAGGCTCGGTTTTGGCTCAAGAGTGGAAAAACTTATTAAGGAAAAGGAAAAACTACTTCCAAAGAATGACGATAAAATTAAGGAATACCAAATAAATAAAGCCGACCTTAAATTTCCAATAGAGGTTTTTCCTGAACCTATCCAATCCTATCTTATGGAGTGTAATACTAAGCTCGATAGTAATATCGATTACATGGGCTGTTCGCTTCTTTGGTTGATTTCAATTTGTATTGGGAACTCAATCGAAATGGAAGTTAAGCGTGGTTGGAATGAAAATTCAAGCGTTTGGATTTCATTGGTGGGTAAGGCAGGATTGGGTAAAACTCCGTCAATACATAATATTATATTTCCCCTTATGTCGATTAACAACAGGGAAATTAAAAAATATATTGCCGAATCTGAAAAATATGAATTTTACAGCAAGCTTAGCAAAAAGGAAAAAGAGGATTATTCTGAAGTTCCTAAACCCGTTAAAACGCAATTTATCGCGAATGATATTACAATCGAAGCGTTGGTTGACTTGCATCAGGACAGCAGTAATGCCGTAGGGGTTTTTAAGGACGAAATTGCTGGATGGTTAAAAGACATGAACAAATATCGTGCAGGATCCGATTTAGAGTTTTGGCTTTCTTGTTGGTCGGGAAAATCCGTAGCACTCAACAGGATAACACGACCTGGTTCTTTCGTTGAGAAGCCCTTTATACCAGTAATGGGCGGCATACAACCTGAAATTTTTCACAGCTTCTATACAGAGGAAAATAAATCAAACGGTTTTATGGACAGGATGTTATTGGCGTTTCCAGATGCTTCTGTTGACTACTATAATGATACTGAACTGGAATACGACACGATTACGTGGTACAAGGATAGCATTATCGCTTTTTTTGATACGTTAAAAACCGTTATGAAAACCGAATTTGACGGTACAATAATCCCGCTTATCGCTAAATTTTCTCCCGAGGCAAAAGAGGAATGGAAACGGATGTTTAATGAAATTACTGATAAGCAGAATTCAGACGAGGAAAACGAATATCTGAAATCTATGTATCCTAAGCAGAAGTCTTATATCCCCCGTTTCGCGCTTATAATACACGTATTCGATGAATTTTTTGGTGCAGGTGGAAAGACATTAGAGATTTCAAAAGAAAGCATTTTAAAGGCTGAAAAGTTGAGTAAATACTTTATAGCGGCGGCCAAAAAAGTCAAGATCGACAACGTTGTTGTTTCAGACATGAAGGCTGTTGCAAAAAATGGAAAAACAAATGCCGAGAAAATAAAAATAATGTACGATGAAGATCCCGACTTTAATCGAAGTCACGCCGCGGATGTTTTGGGAGTGTCTCGACGTTACATTTTGCAGGTTATAAAGACTTTCGAGGTGTGAAGTTACTGTGAAGTAGTTCACACCTTACTTCACAGTAAAAAACCAGTGTTTACGGCACTTGACAAATAGTTCACTGTGAAGTAGTCAAAAAGTCAGATAAAAAAATATTTAGAAAAATAAATTTAAAAATATGTTTTACTGTGAACTTCACACCTAAAAACATTGCGAGACCGCATAAACATTAAGAAAATGGTGTGAAGTAGAGGTGTGAAGTTACTTCACACTTAGTTCACAGTAAAAACCTTAAAAACTGTAAAAAATGAACTGTACAGACCACGATTACCAATTCGTAAAGCAAAAGAAGTCAAACGGAAGCTTCATGGTAAAAAAGCAATGCACTAACTGCGGTAGGAGCGATGCGCACCAATATAAATTTGAAGAGGCAGGAGGTAGGAATAAAGTAATTTTACTCCCTGATTTCGACGAAGATAAATTACAGCAGTTTTATACCGACCAGCAAAAAGCAAGACAAGCCGAGTGGCAAGAACAACAGAAAGAATGGTTCGTAGGATATAATCAATATTTAAGATCCGATGCGTGGAAGTCAAAACGTGAACGTGTATTGAAGCGCGATAACAATTTATGTCAAGCGTGCCTTAAAGCTATTGCTACAGAAATACATCACTTGACTTATCGACACGTCTTTAATGAGCCGCTATTTGATTTGGTCGCAATTTGTAACCCGTGTCACGTAAAAATAACTAAAATGGAAAGGGAAGATCGAAATGTATAGCCTCCGAGAACCACAACAAAAAGTTTACGAGAAAGCACAAGAATTTGCAAAGCAGGGAATGAAGCGAATTCTAATTATGGCGGCAACTGGATTTGGAAAAACGATATTGTCACACGCAATTTGCAAAGGCGCATTGTCAAGAGGTAAAAAAGTACTATTCACTGCGCACAGGATTACATTGGCCGAACAAACGTTCAAAAAGTTCAGCGACCTTAATCCCGATTATCTGCAAGGCAATGGGACGGATTTCGTACAGTCGTCAAATTTATTGGTCGCCACGTTGCAAACTCTTTTGAAAACGGACGTGCAAACGCCTGACATAATTATAATCGATGAAGTGCATTACGGTTACAAGTCTGAATATATAAACTCTATAAAATCGAGATTTCCTAACGCTATCATAATTGGATTGTCAGCAACCCCAGTAGACGAATCGGGTTATTTACTCGAAGGGTTCGACACTATCATAGATGATTATCAAATGGCAGATTTGGTAGAACTTGGTTGGCTGTTACCGTTGCGTAATTATGCGCCGACGTGTATTCCCGCAGATGTGTTGAAAGACGTTAAAATGTCGGGAGCAGACTATCAGGAAAAATCACTTGAGCAAGCCGTAAACAAACCCGACATCAATAATTCAGTCATTGATAATTATTTGCTTCATGGAGAAAATAAGCCTTTCATTTTATTCGGGTCGAGCCAAAAACATTGCGAAGCACTAAAAAAGATTTGTGACGATCGAGGAATACTTACGGAATGTATTACATCAAAGACAACCGACAAAAAAAGAAAGACAGCTTTCGAAAGATATAAATCAGGTGAAATAAAAGGCTTGATTTCAATCGAAATACTTACTACAGGATTTGATGAACCAAAGGCGACCGTTTGCATATTCGCAAACCCTACAAAGGCGTGGCGTAAATTTATTCAGTGCGCTGGGCGCGTAGTTAGATTGGATGGACAAACATTGGATGAATCGATTAAGAACGGCAAGGAGTACGGAATATTGATCGATTGCTGTGGAAATATAGCGGAACACGGATTACCAACCGACCGAAAAAAATTAAAGTTCGGCAAAAAAATATCCATGGTTATAGACAGGGAAATTGGTATTGATTCAGATAATGAACTAAGGAACAACATAATTATCAGCGAAGAAAAACAAGTTTACCTAAAGCAGATCGGAACTATATTGGATTTATATGACGGGAAAGTTTACAATAAAGAAGCCGACCTTCAAGAAGATGTAAACTCATACCTAAAAAAGACAAGCTATTTTTGGTGGCGACAAAATAGTGGAAAGGCATTTATAAAAGATCGTTGGGTACATTTTTCTTCAATCAATGGACTGCCCGACAACAGTGTATTTTTTCGTATGGCGACTTTGTTTTTTGGATTGGAACTTAAATTAAAAAGCGGATCCTTAACTGACGGACAAAAAAAGACACTTCCTGAAATGACGGATAACAAAATACTTTTCTTTATCTGTGAATCGGTTCTTGACGTGTATTACGCATTTGAACACATCGAACAAAACATAGAATATGAAGTTGATGGATTAAAAATTTACAATACGATTTACGATTTATCGGATCGGCAATTAGAATTAAGAACCCGACTAAAATTAAAAGGATATGCAAAAGATTAAGTGCTCCCAAATCCTCTACAAAGGGTTAGCAATACCGGCGTCCGAAACCGTACACACTAATTCGGCAGGGCGTGAATTCTACATATCAGGGCGGAGTTGGGAAACGCCAATAGCCACTGCAACGGTTCGCTATATTGACGACGGGACATTCGAAACAGTACAACTCTCCCGCCTCACCCAATACATAAACCCGCGTCGTGAAAAATAATTACGATTTTGTTTGGTAGTTCGCTATAGAGTACTTATCTTTGACTTATCAAACTGAAAGAAATCATGAATACTCAACAAAAAACACTGGCTGAATCTATTACAAACTCTTTACTTAACGGTAAAATACAATCTGAAAATGATTTAGTAACCGTGGCAAGGGTTGTGATGACAGACTTAAAAATTAATTTCACCACCGCTTTGATTTTCGTTAATGATGTGGTCAATTCGGTATTGATTGCGCAAGATCAATTATTAAAATCATAATGATTTATATCGAAGTAGATTTTGAAACAGAACTTCCCAAAGAAGGAGAAGATATTTTCTTTTTTGACAAGAAAGGAAAAAAGTTTTCAGGATATTACGCAAAAGGGTATGTTGTACATTTTGAAATGCACCCTGTTAAATGGTATAAATCATGGCTAAAAAAAATTAAAAAATGACCACAAAACAATTCTACCAAATACTTTTAAAATCGCAGGGATGCACATCGGGGCGTATGGCTTCATTGCTTGGCGTTTCCCGAAGCGTAACCAAAAAATGGAACGAAGGTAGCGAGATCGGGTTTGAGAACGCGCAAAACGTCTGTATTAAGTTAGGCACCACATTAGCCGCTGTCCTGGCGAAAGAAGCCCAATCCCAATCACTCGACACCTGTTCGAATCAATCAACTAATCATAAATAAATAGGAGTTATGGAAAAAGAATTCGTACCGTTTGAATTGGCGGTTAAGATGAAAGAAATGCAAGCCGAGTACGGGTATTCTTTCGGGTTTTACTACGAAGATGGAAGGCTTAACGTAGCAACGGGTGAAATGACCATCAAGCAGATGCACCCAATGATTATCGCCCCGCTTTGGCAACAGGCTTTTGAATGGTTTCGCGAAAAGCATAATGTGGACGCTTGGGTTCAACCATTTGTAATGAAAAATCCCGACAACAAAAGAAAAAAGTATTTACCCGATGAAACATACTCTTATTTTGTTTTTAGAGACGGATCTTGGGTTATTGATGTGGTGGATTTTTTAGAGCCTAAGGATGCGCAAACCGCTTGCCTAGAAAAACTAATCGAAATAGTTTCAGCCTAACCCCCATCGTAGTAATTAAACAACTTAAAATTAAAGGAAATGGAAAATACAAAGATACAAGCGAGCGTGTTAGATTACGCAATTGAAAGAATGGCTCTTAAGGCTAAAAAGGAATACCAAGAACGAACAGGAGGCTATGTCGGGATTGAAGTAAAAGATAAATTCGCTTTTGATGGTTCGATTTATAACTCGATAGCCGATGTGTTTTGGGAAAAAAGTAGGCACTTCGATATTTTGGTTAAATCAGAAATTGGCGATTTTAAACAAACCAAATGCTGTAATAGATTTTAGATAACTAAAAATAGGATCTTAAAATCATCCACGACACCCCCGAATCACTTAACCCATAAACAAAGGAGATATGAAAACAGACTTTAGACTTTGCGGATTAGGCCGTAAAAAATCAGTAACGTGCGGATTATTATTTTCAGATGGTGAAACTTTTTGGCCGACAGTAAAAATGGATCAAGATGTTTTTGACGCAATGTGGAAATATTGTGACAAAAATTGGGGTGATCCTAAAATAGCAGAAATAGAGCACGACGGATTTTCAGAAGATGGGATTCCTTTAAATGCATTTTTCGTCGGCTTTAGAGAGTGGGATTTGAAGCAAAAACCAAGTGGATACGCTTCTGATTCACCCCGAAAGCAACCAATAAATAACTCACACTAACAAATAACGAAAGATGGAAAAATTAATAAGCATGGTCGAGTTTGTTTTGAATGAAGCAAACCGTGAATTTTACCTTACCGATGCAGTTTTAGACCACGCTAATAGGTTTGATTCGTGCTTTAAGTACGCCAAATTCCTTTCACAACCCTTAACGCTATCGATGTTCGTTCCTTGCGATCAGGACGGGAATGTTTTGGAAGAACCAATACAGCACAGGATGTTCGGGCAATCGGTTATTCCCACTGTTGATGAAAAAATGTATATAGAAGCCCAATCAAAAGTGCTTTTCGAAGGTTTTGAAGTTTGTGACCGTATGGAATCGGTAAAGTGCGTAGTGAACGATGATTTTCATTTCAGCTATGAATCCGCAATCAAGAACGGTCAAGCAATCGAGTCCCTCGTCAAATATGGCTTAACCCTCACTCCCCACGCTAAACAACTAATATTCGGATAACCATGTCAGAAACCACACAACAAAACCGAGAGCGGGAAATAAGCCTTAAAACTAAAAATGGAATAGTCGGATGGGTAAATTCTAGTGATAGACTACCGAAACTTGAAGCACCTGTTTTCCTTACAGACAATGTGGGTGTAAAACGATATGGAAACTTTTTTGAGGATGACGGACAAGTAGTTTTAGCAATTACCAATAGCCAGATGCATGCAGATTATTACGTGCCTAAAAAATTCTTTCATCATTATTCATGGCTTGATGAAACCCCAATCGAATCCACAGACGCACAAGAGGTGATACGCGAGGCGGTGGAAGCGTTGGAATGGGCGAGAGCGATTATCGAGGTATATTCAAACGAAGAGGGGGACTTCTTTAAAGAATCCGAAAACTTAATTTTAAAACTAAAAAAATATTAATAATTAAATCTACTTAAAAATGAAAAATTTACTAAACGAGTTTTTTAACTCAAAATCAGATGCAAACAAGTTCTTAGAAGCATCGCAACAGGAAGCATTAGAAAATGATTTTCAAAAATGGTTCGATGAAAAAATGAGTTTTGAACTGGTAATGCCAATATTAATTAAGTATATGGCCACCAAACACCACCCGCACACCGTCGCGATTGTAAGCTCTATAAATGCGCAAGTTTTTGAAGGCATTCAATCTTCTGGGGAAACTTATGAATACTTACCTGAATAGAATCCTCAATCCAAAAACTAAAACTACTTTTGAAATGAAACTACAACCACACCACATTTTCCCGTACGCCGCTTATGGGTTGAAACAAGGCTTAGCGGTAGAATTAACTTAAAACGAAATAACGATGAACGAAAAACAAGAAAAAGACTCAATCTGGTACAAAGATTTGGTCGAAATGGGTTTCGAAAGATTTGATATGAATTGTCAGATCGCAAAAAATCAATATGGCTATGATGATTTTTACCTATTCTTAAAAATGGGTAACAATATGGAAATCCATTGGCATCCTCAAAACCCTAAAACAGCGGAATTGGTGAGGTTTAAAAAGTCAAACGTTCTTAACAGAGCCATACTTTGTGATATCGAAACAATAAAAGCAATGATTGCTTATTTCAATACAGATGAAGGGAATCCTACCGCTCCGTTAAGAATATCAAAATCAGAGATAGTATGAAACTACAACCACACTTCATAACAACAGATCAGCCGAGCAGGATTTGGAAACCGAAAACAGTCAAAGAATATTTCTTGAGCGAAAGCGATTTTCCTGTCAACGAATCAACGGAAACATTTCAGCTACTCCTTACAAGCGATGAACCGCCGAAACGAAAAGATTGGGCGTATAACATTGAGAAAAACGACATCACCTTTATCGAGGTTGCCGCTTGGGCTCAATTGCATCAAGACCATTTGCGCAAAATCATCGCAGCGTACCCGCCAATTGAAGGCATACCCAACATCACTGACGAGGACATTGCGTATATTGTGGCGAATCCTGAAAGTAATTTGTTTTGCTCTACTCTTTTAGACCCAAATACTCCTTTCGTTTTTGATGGATTTATAAAACTTTTCAACGCTCAAGCCTCACACCCCGAACCATTGTTCACCAAAGAGGATATGGAAGCGGCGTTTGATGCGGGTAAGGAATCTGTGACCTATGACGAAAAATACGGTTTCTCGCACGACATAGAGTTCAACGAATGGCTAACCACCCATCAGCAAAAATAACAACTTAAAATAACGAAGATGATACAACTAATTTTACATGGGATCGGAGATTATTTTCTCCAAACAGACTTTCAAGCGTTAAATAAAAAGAAACCCGGTTGGTTCGGCTTTTGGCAATGTCTTAAACATTGTACCACTTACTCACTTCCATTTTTGTTTATAGGAAGTTGGAAAGCGGTACTGGTTATATTCCTGACCCATTTCATTATTGACCGAACAAATTTGGTTGCTTGGGTGTTAGCTTACAAAAATGGAATTAGGACAATCGAAAACTTTGGTTTTGGTTTAGACAGACCTTTTGCGATTTCAATTTGGCTTTACATTATTTGCGACAATTTACTCCATCTAATCTGCAACTACGTTGCCTTGAAATACCTATAAACCAATGAAAGCACTAACAGCGGAGGAAATCGCACAAGAAGTAATAAACCAAAGACATAGGTCTTTCACTGGTGGGCTAAATGATTTTGAATTGTTCCATTACGTAAAGGAAGAGATTGAGAAATACGCATCACAATTCTATAACGAATCCGACCTCATAGACTTACGGCAAAGATGCGCGGAGAATGCGAGAATCGAATCAGGAAATTGTTTTAAGCCTGAATGCGATTGCGTCGAAATCTGCAAAAGGCCGATACAAGTAAGCAAGACGTCAATTTTATCAACCCCGCTAACAAAAGAGTAATTATGAAAACAGAAAATTCAAAAAACATAGCGCTTTCTACTGAGAAACAAGTTGCCAGACGTGCTGTAATTTCTCCTTGCAAGAAGTATCGATACGCTTTGCACCGCGAATGGGATGACAATTTACCGATGGTTTTCTTCATCATGTTGAACCCGTCTACGGCTGACGGAGAGATTGACGATCCGACAATTCGCCGCTGCGTCGCTTTTGCTAAGTCTTGGGGCTTCGGGTCGATGTCTGTTGGGAATTTGTTTGGATTCCGAGCAACTGATCCTAGAGAGCTTTTGAAAGCTGAAGATCCCATGGGCCCGGAAAATGCCAAATGGAACGAGGTTGCTGCAGACGTTGCAGAAATGGTTGTTTGTGCTTGGGGGAACGCTCCAATTTTGAAAGCGATGCAGAAACGTTACGGCAAAGCATATCAGCCGCTGTCAGGACTTGGACAACTGCATTACATTGATTTAGCAAATGACGGTACGCCAAAACATCCTCTGTACCTGCGCGGTGATTTGCAACCGAAAAAATATGAAGTTTCAGTTACTAAGATTTTAATTTAACATGACCGCTAACCGCCTTGTCCATTCCAAAAACCACAACCCGAAAAATCCCTCCTGGTAAAACAGAGAAGGGATTTTGCAATTTATATCATTTTTTTTCGTTAAGTTTGCGATAATGTAAATGAATTATGGGAGCGAAAGATTACGACTTTAAGCATCTAAAATCCTTCAAGGGAAAAAGCGTGATATATGGTTTATATGTTGCTGAAGGCGAAATAAAATACGTTGGACACTCTACAAACGTTTATGATAGGTTTCGAAATCACCTAATCAATTCCGAACATGAATCCAATACCAAAAAGAAAAATTGGATTGATAAGCATAAAGGATCTGTGAGAATTGAAATACTTTCCATCGATCACGAAAATTGGGAACAAGAAGAAATCATTCAAATAAAAAAATACTCAAATAACGATTTATTGAATATTTGTATTGGTGGTAAAAACAATAGAATCAAAAAGCCATTTTCTATGATGACAAAAGAAGAACATCTTTTAGACATTAATAAGGCTTTGAAATTTATGAACAACATGTTTTTATCGAAAGGAAAAGAAAAAAGATTTGAGCTTTTTACCAAAGACGAAATAAAAACACTTTCCGAATGAGTGCACCATTAGGTAACAATTATTGGGAGTTCAGGCACAAACATGGGGCTTCTTTCAAATACAATGCGGAAACCCTTTGGGCGGAAGCATTGAAATATTTTGATTGGCAATCACAACGTGTTTGGAATAAGAAAGACCCAATTAAGTCAGGTGATTCAGCAGGCCTATTGATAGACGTTCCCACATCAATGCCTTTTAGCATTAAGTCTTTTTGTATTTTTGCTGATATAGTTCATCAAACTTTTTTGAATTATAGAGAATCGGAAGATAAAGATTTAATGGAAGTCGCAACACGTATTCAAGATATTATTGAATCCCAACAGTTTGAAGGCGCGACTGTAGGAGCTTACAATCCGAACATTATAGCAAGGACGCTAGGGTTGACCGATAGAACTGATTTAACCTCTAACGGCAAAGAAATATCCTCAACACCATCAATAATTCAAGTCGAGGTCATTACTCCGAAGGATGAGTAACATAATTAACTTCAAGGCATCGCCTGTATTTCACGAGATATGGAAAGCCTTTAATTTAAAAACCGTAGTCGGCAATACTCCCGAACACGTTTACAAACTTATAGTCGAGGAAGGAAGCTCAAGAAGTACAAAGACCTGGAGTAACTTTCAGGTTTTGTTTTTGTATTTGTACGAAACACCAATATCAAGCGCAACTATATTGCGCGACACCCAAAAGAGTTGCCGCGACATCGTTGAAGAAGATTGGCGAAAGTGGCTTATGGATCCCATGGTTCGTAAAAAAGAGTTCGAGCGCAAGGAAATTGACCTTAATCAATTGGATGCGTATTTAAAAGTAGAGAACCTTAAGCAATATTTCGTAGAGAACAAGACCAACCACACGTGGA